GTTGTGGAGGTCAATGAAGAAAAGACGAACCAAATTAACGAACATTTAGAACATTCTTTTACATTGTATGAGAGCCTTCTCGAGGAGGGGGTGTGTCGGGAACAGGCGCGTGGCAACCTCCCACAGTGTACCTATACCGAATTCTATTGGAAGATTAACCTCCACAACTTGATGCACTATCTCCATCTTCGTATGGATGATCACGCCCAAAAGGAGATCAGGGACTACGCGAATGCTATTTATGACTTGGTTGAACCTCTCGCACCCATCACAATGGAGGCGTTCAGGGATTTCAGGGTAAACGCGATGCATCTCACGGGACCGGAGATTGAGGCTCTCGCCACAGGAAAAGAGATAGATTCACCGGGGGAGAGGCGTGAGTTTGAAGAAAAGTTGAAGCGCTTAAAAATAAAAAGATAGTAGATAATAAATGTTCTCTCTCACAACATCTACAACTTTCATGGCGAAGACTAACCGTTTCAAGAAGTTTGGTAAGAAGATGAAGAAACAAAATGACACAGACGTGGGTAAGATCCGAGAGAAGTTGTCGGATATTAGCCGCGATGAACAACGGCGTGTCAAGGAAATCTTCAAAGAACACCAGGAATTCTTCAAGGGTTCTCAGAAAAAGGAAGAAGTCGCTATCGATTTTTACGAGAACTAAACGCAAACCACAAAGTACACAGAACAAACGCCATCGCTAATGGTGTATCGTCAAACTGATGCGCCATGAGCGCGCTCACTATACTATACTGAACCATGCGTATATCTTGCCTTGTTTTAGACATAGACCTTTTCATGGCCGCTTTGGATTTCTCCAAACCCAAAACAGCCGTACTTATATTTCGTATCTTCGCGGGCATTTCTGCCGTCTTCATGATAGCATCTTGTATGTCAACTGATTCCACAAATTGTTGTTTGATCATGGGTTCTAGGTAGGTGAAGTAGTTGAACTCTGGATCTAACTGGATACATATACCTTCTATGAGCGAGAAGGATTTTGCTAAATACACAAAACTCGTCGGTACCATGAATGGCTTTTCAGCCGCAAGTTGTGCCGCTATATCGTCGTTTATTATATTTGAACCATCGAGGGTTTCAAGATAACCCAAAACTGTTTCAAAAAAGAGTTCAATATCTGAAAGATCTGAACTCATAGGTATTATGACACCGAGGTTCACAAGAATTTGAACAATTCCCTTCGTGTCCTTGTCTATTATACATCCGAAGAGTTGTTTGAACCCATCACGAAGTTCTTCGGAAAGGTCTACAATGAGACCAAAGTCGTAGAAGACTAACTTGCCCTTAGATGAAAACCCTAAATTACCGGGGTGGGGATCTGCGTGAAAAAAGCCTTTGTCCATCGTTTGGATCACATAGGAATTGATGAGAGCTTCACAGATCTTCTTTCTATTTACATTTGGATCTGCGAGTTCCGTGAGTTTTTCAGATTCAACATATTCCATGACGATGGTGTCATCCGTACAAAAATCCTTATAGACTTTTGGTACCTTTATCCACTTTACATCTTTCATATTCTTTCGAAAACGCACGGCGTTCTCAATTTCTTGTTGATAATCTGATTCACCCAAAAGGTACTCGATGGATTCATTGAGCACAAACTCTGAGCTATTCCCAGTGTCAACCCCAACTTTTTCCAAAAAACGCACAATCTCACGGACATTATCTGTATCCACCTTCATAGTCTCGTATATATTAGGTCGTTTGACTTTGACGATGACATCTTTCCCGTTTTTCAGTTTTGCGCGATGTACCTGTCCAATACTCGCAGATTTGAATGGTATTGGTTCAAACTCGTCAAAGTATTCTAAATTTACAACATCCTGTACAACATCATATGCCACTGGAGGAACATTGTCTTGTAAAGACTCCAACTGTTTTGTGAATTCGGGAGGGTACAGATCGGCTCTCGTAGATGCGATTTGACCCAATTTCACAAAAGTCGGTCCAAGTTCCAAAAGTTGATCCCTCGTCCAAGACCCAAGTTCTGCCTTATCTTTTACAAAATTATTTTTCCATACAAATTTGGCGGCAAACTTCCAGGTCTTCATCTTCTGTGACGGAGGGGGTTTCAGTGGTCTATGGGTTGCGACGCATAGCATCCTACTCTGTGAAGATATTTTAATTTTTATGTTAGGTTACTTTAAATGAAAAAGTTCTCAAACTTCCTTGGACCACTCAGCACACCAACTGAAACCGTTATTAAGGCACAACCAATCTTGTTTACCCTCATCATCTTGTATCAAGGTTTGTTCTCTGGTAACGCGATCAAGATTCCAAAGAATCTCAAGACCGCCTTCAACAGCAAGACTTTCCGTTTCTTCTCTGTCATGTTGATTGCCTTCAGTGCGACCCAAGACATTGAGTATGCTCTCATCTCCACAGTGATTTTCTTGACCGTCATGTATGCCCTCAAGACTCCAGAAGAACGAGAAGAGACTGGTTTGATTTAAAATTATATATCGGCTAAAAGTAGAATGAAGATTCATATTGTTGGCGCTGGACCAACAGGTATGTCGCTTGCTTGGGAAATACTCAGATCAGGGGACCATGATATTACAATCTACGATAGAAAGACATCCGCGGGTGGTTCTTGGTGGGAACCCGAGGAGGGACCAAGAGATCTTCACGCACATAGAATAGTTTTTGATAAAGCGTTTGTCAATACCCAAAGTCTATTTGGTGAAATGGGGATCAATTGGAATGACATTTTTGAACCAGCTGAGAAGGATCTCTATAGTTTTATTTTGGATTCCCTAAAGTTGAAGGATTATGGCGCACTCACATCCCTCGCCACGAGGGTTCTCGCTCAACCACAAAAGTACAAGAGTGTATCCCTCAAGGAGGCTCTCGGGGAAATGACCGAGGGTGGTCAAGCCGTGCTTGAACATCTTCCTCTCATTATGGACGGTGTCACATGGGATGTCATGTCAGCCTATGAGTTTGTCAAAAGTTTTGATCATGTGGCACTCTCAAAACAATATACCCAAAAGGTGTCTGGTAGAGTTATGTCAGACGGAATGCAGGAGGCTCTTGAAAAAGTGGGTGTGGAGTTTCAATTCGGCAGGGAGCTCAGGGAGGTTGAATATCTCCCCAATGGATTTAAAGCTGTATTTGGGGATGAAACACAAATTGAAGACGGAATGCTCTTTCTCTGTCTTGATAATAGTCCAGCTCTAAAGTTCCTTGGAGATAACTGGGGTCCAGATGCTGAGAAAAAGGTGAGGGAGAGTACATATGGATGTATAAATGTCCTCTTTGATTTTGATGAACCTGTGGAGTTGGCCGACGATCTAAAGATTGCAGCTACGACGAGGCTGAACCTCCAACCCGTTGTTCTCGCGGATGGTCATACAGTCTCGTGTGTTATATGTGATCTCACAGAGGAAATCCTCACAACACCACCCGAAGAGTTGAGGGTTCGGATCCTTGAGGAGTTGGATGTCCCTCTCCCCAAGCAAATCCGAATTGGTTGGGGTGCTGAATGGGATGGTGAGCGATGGCAGTTTTCCCAATCATCGGGGGTTCTCAGTCTCTATGGACAACTTCCCTTCTTTGGGGAATGTCCAAGTGTCGCTATGTGTGGTATGATGTCACCTCGCAACACACCCTACTCAAGTATTGAGGCTGCGGTGGAGGTATCAAGGTCTCTCAGTCACACAGTATTTGGAACTCGGGAACCACTGGGACCTCTCCTTCTCACACAAGTTATATCAGTGACACTTTTAGTGCTTATAGTTTTAATTCTCATTTATCGTAACAGAAACCAATGAAGTTTCTAGCAAAGGTACAAACACCCATGTATGACCATAACGATAAGAAATACATTCGTTTGGTCATTCCTGAAAACTGTGCTGAAATCATCCGAAGAATGCACATAAACAAATCTAGATTTATTAAAAATTCCCATATAGACAATCCCCTTGAAGGTCGTATCCTCACAGTGAAAGTTCCGTTCCGTTATAGGAGAGTGATGTGTGAGGTCAAAGGACGACCAGTACAGTCTCTTATAAAAGATGACGAAGTTGAAGTTGAATTGGAATTCGCGGGTACTTGGAATGCTGGTAACTATAGTGGTTATGCCTGGAAATTAAGTAGTATATCATTTATTAACTGTCCTGTCTGTGTGTGATAACTTGACCACCCATATTTTCTGCGACCTGTTCCATTTTTCTAACGATTTCTTCGGGGCTAATCTCTGTTTGCGAGTTATCATTTTTAGTTTGTAATTTAATGGTTTCAACGCCATGGTTCTTTAAAATGTTGAAAACTTTCAGTGAACCTTGTGCACTAGCTATATCTAACTCAATAGCTTTAATTTCTTCATCAATTATAATCTCCGTTCTTCCCATGTTCATATAATATATGTTCATGTTAAATCTTTAAATATCGTCATCATCTAGTATTTTTTTTAAATTTATATTATTTCGTTCTTGGATGGGTTCTGAAATTATCACGATATTTTTTTTGATGAGATTTTCATAATAACTTTCAATTCCTTCTATCTTAAGAAGTTGTTCTGATAGTTCTTTTTTTGCAGTTCTTAAAACTTCAAGTTCCTTTTTAATGTCTATAGTATCTTTGGTCTGCATATACTTTCACGTGTAACTCTATCTTTAAATAAACAAAGATTACTTACTTTTTGGGTGTATCCGATGAAGAAAGTTCTTTAACACCCATATTCAGGAAATCCTGTAAAATGGTAATTATACCCATATCACGCATATTTTGTTCCTCGCGTTCTTTTATATTTTTTTTGTAGTTTTGTATTTCAGTTTCCACATCAATTTTAATTGACATGTTATATGTTATATAAAGTTAGAATTCTTTAATATAGTAGATGTTAACACGAACAGGGTACCTCGTGACTGAGGGACCAATCACCGAAATTAAAAAGGAGCTTACGGTAAGACCCCAAGTCAATGGGGACTATGGATTTCCTCCACCACCTTTCAAAGTTTTTAGAACAGCTAAGAATGGAGTGTGCGTTCCAAGATTCTACGGAGTTGGTAAGGTGGGAAAGCCCAAAGAGGATCGTCGCCCCGAGCACGCAACCCACCAGAACGAGGCTCTTGCTGCAGCTATTAGTGCGGGCCACGGTGTTCTCTCGCTCCCATGCGGGTATGGCAAGACCACCGTATCCTTGGCAATAGCGTGTAAATTGGGGTACCGAACGATGATTGTTGTACACAAACAGTTCTTAGCAGACCAGTGGAAAGAAGGAGACAGATTGTGACTTTGTCATAGCTATGCTTCAGTCTCTCTCCCTCAAGGAGTACTCTTTCAGTGACTTTGATTCAATTGGGACCCTCATAGTTGACGAAGCCCACCACATCTGTGCGAAGGTCTTCAGTCAGTCCCTCTTCAAGATGTGTCCCAGGCATATCTTTGGACTCTCGGCGACCCCAGAGAGAAAGGATGGTCTCACGAAGGTTCTTCATTGGTTTATGGGTCCCACATTCTTTGCGGTAGAGAGGAAGAACCAGGACCAAGTTGAAGTGTTTAACATTACATACGAATCATTCAACTATAGGAATCCACCACCCTCTACACGCTTCGGTAAAGTATCCATGCCAAACATGATTACAGAAGTTGTGGAAGACAGGAAGAGAAACCAAATGCTTGTGGAATTGATCAAGAAGGCTTCAGCTGGTACAAGACAACTTCTTGTTCTAAGTGACAGACGCTGGCACTGTGAAATGCTCCACCAATGTTTCCCCAAAAACTCGGGTCTCTACATGGGTGGAATGAAGGAGGCAGACCTTCAGGCTTCTTCCAAAAAGAAGATCATCTTCGCAACTTTCTCACAAGCCCACGAAGGCCTTGACATACCAACCCTGGATACAGTCATATTGGCGTCACCAAAGTCGGATATCACCCAAAGTATAGGTCGTATCATGAGAGAAACCAAGGGAAAGAAGAATAATCCACACATCTATGACATCCACGATCCATGGTCACTCTTTACAGCGATGTTTTACAAGAGAATGAAAGTGTATCGCCAGGGTGGTTTCAAGATACATGGTAAGGTTGCCGAGGAAGAGAAGAAGGACTTTCCTCAGGGAAAGCCGCTGTTTTTATAATCTAAATACTAATTAAATGTCTGGTGCATTGATTCAACTCGTCTCAAAAGGTGCCCAAGATATGTATATAAACAGTGAAGAGGGTCACTCATTCTTTCGTATGAAGTTTACGAGGCATACGAATTTTTCACAAGCCCCCAAACTGATTAAAACGGTTACCGATAAAGACCCCACATTCACGGTACCAGTTTTAGGAGATCTTATAAATTGTCTCTGGTTTGAAGGGCTTGAAAAGAATTCCAATGTTTCGTCAAATCTTTTGTACAACTCAACAATTGATCTTTATATTGGAGGTCAAAAAATAGATTCTCAACACTATGACTATTATGCAGATATATGGCCAAATTATCTTGCCGATACATGGACGAAACAAGAAGAACTCACAAACAAAACAAGTACATCAAATAGAAACTTCCAACCACTTCATTTTTTCTTTTGTGATCATGGGGCATTTTTACCCCTTGTATCTCTTGCACATCATCAAGTTGAAGTGAGGATCAATTTTGACGAAACAAGCCTCGTCGGTTATGGTGCCTCACAGAAACGAATCAATGTATATGGGAACTATATCTACTTGGATAAGGAAGAGAGAGAATCTCTTGTGAAGAGGCAAATGGATTTTATAATTACACAAACACAGAAAATTAACTTTCCCATGTCAAATGTATTTGATAACAGCATTCAAACTGCAGGTGGATACAATGACCTTGATATCGGGGCATTTAATCACCCCGTAAAGTCTATATTTTTTGGGATGTCGGCGACAAATGTTGATCCAACAAATGACCGTTTTACTTTTAAAAATGGTGATATACACATTAATGGAACACCGCTTCTTGAAAATATGAGTCCAACATATTTCCACACAATTCAAAACTACTACAAATCAAAATATGGTAAGATAGACTTCCGTGTTGACTCAGAGGATCTTATGTATACGAGATATTTTGCCTACCACTTTGGTTTAAATGTATCAGACTATAACCCATCGGGTACATGCAATTTCAGCAGGCTCGACAACGCAAAACTCATACTTCGCGGAGTTGAGAAAGGTATCTTTAGGGCTGACGATAATGAAATGTCAGTTTTTGCTCTAAACTATAATGTCCTCAGGATCAAGGATGGTTTGGCTGGAATTTTATTCGGGAACTAAAGTATAAATGGGTAGAACCGCAAGATTCGAACAGATTTATGTGGCGAATCTGGACGCAGAACCTGTTGAAGAAGAAACTCTTACTGGAGTCAAGAGTATTTTGACAAGAGAAGTAGAGGCAAATGAACTCCTACTTGTTATAGATCCCGAAACCGGTGTGAAAGGTCGCCTCGGTATAGCAAATACAACACCATCAAAATCTATATCAGTAGCCGACAAACTCTACATCGATGAAGATGCTACACACACAATTGACTTAAAATCATCTGGTCGTGCATCACGTTGGTTTGTTGACAATCAGATATCCATTGGTACAACGAACCCAACAAACGCGTTTCAAATTGATTCTGGTGGATCAACTAAAGTAGCCATTGATTTATCTGGTCGTGATCTCATGACGGTGAATGGTAACTTAGTTGCGAGTAATCTAATTCTATCAGATAGATTTACAACATCTGGATCAAATCTTATTATTCAAGAAATAGAATCAAATGTTGTGACCGTTGCAGGTGGTATAAAAGGTTCAAATCTATATGCCGGTAGTAATGTTGGAATTTTTGACCAGGGTTCCAATGTCATGATGTTAAAGGGTAATGTGTATCAAGAAGGTTACTTGAACCTTGTGGGTAATATCGCTGTGACTGGTAATATTACAGTCTCAGAAACCGCAACATATATAGCTACACAGGATTTGCGTGTTGCCAATGTAGTCATTCACTCCGGTTTTGGAAATGATGTGCTGTCACGAGAAACGGCATTTGTTATGACACCTGGCACGGGATACTCAAATGTAGCTCTTGGTTTTGTCGCGGGTAATAGGGGTAGAGAGATGGCCTTTTTTCAAACGGATGCATATGGTGGGTATAATTCTGCGTCAATTAATGTAGACAATACAAAGTCCGTTAATGTTCATGTATATGGTGACATTTACACATCAAACAATATAGGTGCCGCGAACACATATCCAACACACAACCTCTGTGTAGGTTCAAATGTCTTTATTGACGACACAAACTCAAATGTTGTCTACGCAGATGGTAATGTGTACGCCAAGGGTCTCATACTTGGATCAACTGGTTTGAGAGCTGGTAATCTGCTCACATTGGATGAGACTTCTGATACACCAGTTACGATAAGTGGAAATGTCCAAATGAATGCGTTACGCACTACGGGTACGGCTCCATCGGGTATTTCAAACCTATCACCTACGGATACACTTTCCGTGGGCGCCAAAATATTTGCTAATACAACAGCCCTAAACACTCTCAGAATTTTGGGTAACACCGCAACAACAAATCTCACAACTGAAATGGTTTTTTCAAGTTCAAACCTCGTTGTTCACGCAGACAGATTCGGTGGCGACAGTACATCAAATGTACTTGTGCTTAAATCCGGTCCAACTGCCTCAAATGTGAGCTCCATAGAAGTATATGGTGCGAGTACAACAGCTACACAACAAAAAATTACTATGAAGACAAAGAATACTGAAAGAATCCGAATCACTTCGGATGGTAAAGTGGGTATATCAAATACAGGTCCAACGGAGAGACTTACAGTGTCGGGTAATATCTATGTGATTGGGAGTAACACCATTTCAACTGGTAACATATGGGGATCTACGGGTAATATCGCGATGCGTGCGTATACGAGTGTTCCGAATGGGGAAACACGGGTTGAAAATATAGTTGGGGCTGGAAAAGGTCTCAAGTTTTTCGCGAGTACCACACCCACAATGGGTACACCCAAATTGACTCTCTTGGAATCAAGTAATGTGGGTATAAATGTAGCGTCACCAGTGGGTAGACTCCACACTTCCGGTGGAACTGTGTTTCTCAATGATCAACCAACATACAGAAATGAGTACAATCACCTCAATTCTTCACTTGTTGTCACAAATACTCAGCCAATTGTGGATACCACCGACCTTGGTACGGTGATGCACTTAGCTCGTGAAGGGAATGCGACACGGGATGGTGTTCGGGCAACTTTCAAGTTGGGTAAGCATGACAACACATCTGGAAAGTCCAAAGCAAAGCTTAATATTACTCTTTCGGATGATCGTTATACAGATGATACGAGTGTTATGACGCTACTTAGTTCTGGGCATGTGGGTATAGGTCATACACAACCATCCGCGTATCTGGAAGTCAAAAGTACTGGTATTGGGAGTGCTACATCTGGTGGTCTCTTGGTACACAATCATGACAGTGGTGACGCAATCATAGCTTCGCAAACCCCTACCTCTGATGGGAACGCATTTACAAGTTATATACAAACTGATGGCGCAACACTTAGTGGTTGGGCGGTTGGTGTGACTGGTTCGGGTGGAGACTTTAGAATTACTGAAAACCCCGATAAGGTGTACGATTCTGGTAGTATCGGTCTATTCATTGGTGGTACAACCAGGGATGTTGGTATAGGTACAGATGTGCCACGGGGTAAATTAGAAGTTGTCGGTAATGTTGTGATCGGGCAACAACTTTCATTTTCGGGACTTTCGGGTGATGAATTTGGTAATACACATATCATAGAGAGAAGATATAATACCGATTTTTCAAGAACCGAATTGCTCCTCTTTAAGGGTAACGACGCTTCGTCGGCTGATAACGGACCCGATAGAATTAGACACATAGCGGGTGAACATGTATTTCAAACATATACATCATCTGGAGAATCCCTATATGGAACAAGTGAAATTTTGGAGACAATGGATGGTCAAACAGATAAGCCAATGGTCATATGTGATAATGGTCTCGTAGTTGTTGGTGGTCAGCGTGGTGATGCAGATGGGAGAGGTGCGAATACTAAGCTTGTTGTAAATGGCGATCTTGAGTTTTCGGGTGGGGGTTCATTTAAGCTCACTGGCTTTGAATTATCTACAACATCTGGTGCTACAAGTCGTAATATTATTAGAAGTAAATTAGATGGTTCCACTCGTCGTCCTTTGACTTTTGTACATGAAATTGACGAGAACAACGATGATGAATTCGCCCGTTTTGATGGCGATGGTAAGTTGGGTATGGGTACAGATTCACCAGCTGCGAATGTTCATATTTATGACACCACAACTGAAAGCATAGATCTCATGAAACTTCAAAGTAGTGGCGACAATAAAGAAACGGGTTTGCTCCTATATACAAATGACGGCGAGGGTGCATATGCGCGTGGTTTCAGCAATGCGGTGAATGGTACTACAGGTCTTGTCATGGGTGTTGCCAATAACAGTACTCAAACAAACTGTATGCACCTCATTCATACAAGCAATGTGGGTATTGGCACGCCTACCCCAGCTACAAAGTTTCATGTGTTTAATGGTGTTGCGAGGGTGGAGAGTCCTTCATCAAATGCCATTATAGAACTCAAGACAACTGCGGGGACTTCCAATATATATACCGATACAACGGGTAATGTACATATTCAACCGGTCACAGCGAGCAAAACAACTTTTATTAGCAGTGATGTTGATATTACAGGTAACGTTGCTATTGGTGGTAATATTGATTTTACACAAATTGCTGTAAATCTTGGGGGGTCACCCGCACAAACGGATATTCACACGGCTGGTGGAACTATATTCAACTCTAACCAGGTTTCTCGTAAGACATACGCACACGCATTTAGTGTGGGAGCGGGTGATGCTAAAGATATTCAAATATTGTTTGATAAAGGTGCATTTTTTGCAAAAATCATCGCCATGTTGAGGAGAACAGATAATTCCACTGTAGAAGATTTGAGTACAATGATTCTTGAAGTTCATGGTGGCACAGGGGATGCATCTAATCCAAGTTTAGATGTAGCCGTGGGTACCAAAAATGTTTTTGGTGGTACAAATAGTTATCCATGGAGTTCAACTGTGACAACCGGTCAAAGAGGTATAAGTATAGTTCCATATAATATTGATGTGGCCAGGATATACAGTTACGACATTTCCATAGAACTCATGTCTTCGTGTGGTGGAAAAGTTACAAAGGTCACAAGAAATCTCACAATTCCAGGAAACTTGGACAGTGGTACAGGCGGTCAAACGGAAATTACAACATTCACATATTAAATCAATTTTACCTAATGGGGAGTAAAGATCCCAAAAGTAGAATTAATAACAATTTACGCCCTGATGGAGTCAGAGACGGCAAGGAATAAAACGCCGACAATGAAAGCCATGACGACGTAATTACATTCAGTTTCCTCGAGGCCAGCCAGAGGTTTGCTTTCAACCTTTGGACTAACAACAGGTTGCTGTTGTCTGGCGGGAGGTTCGAGTTCCTCCAAAGGACAGTAGCCTATCATTTATACTGTACTTAGAGATTAATTTCAGTCTTCTTCTTTTTGCGTCCTCGCTTAGACTTGCTGGACTCAACATTCACTTCCTTCACTTCACCACCCGTGGATTCTCCTGAAATGGAAACAATATCGGACACATCATCATCATCTTGTTCAGTGACTGGGATTGGAGTTGTATTCATTGGTGGTGGGGGTGGCATCATAACACCACCCATGAGACTTGAGATGTCAATACCTGGACCTTGCATCTCATACTGACCAGTGCCACCCACTGGAGCCGCATCAGCTGGTCCAGATGGCGCACGAGTTGTGTTTTGAACGGCAGACATCATATTTTTGACAAGGTCTGGGTTTTGCTTGAGAACATCATTCATATTGGGGAGAGCACTCTTGAACATACTGTTTGTCAAGTGGAACATCATCGCTGAACCACCCAACATCATAATGAGTTTGACCTCGGGGGCAACATTGACCTTGCTTCTGTACTTGACATACAACTCTTCAAAGACTCCGTCATAGTCATCTACATTCTCCATCACAGACTCGGACCAGCCCTCGAGTTGAATTTCAAAGGGGTTATATCTTTTGTTCAGGAACTCCAAGCCTGTAACACAGGCTACCAACATACGCCGAGAGAAGCGAATAGATTGTTCAACATCAATACTGTAGGTAATCCGCTTGACTTCTGTACGGAGGTCTTCAACGCTTGAGTACACATTGAGTCTTTTGTTGACAGCAAAACCTTTCTTCTCAAGACGACCCAATTTATTAACAAGATCACTTTTTTCTTCGTCTACAGAGCTGTAACCTTTAGATGGCTGTTCTTGTTGCATACCCATTTCTGGGCCATCGTCGGCATCGTCAAAAAACATTGGTTCATCTTCACCGTAGTCAATTTCTTCATCTTGTTGTTGTGGTGATGGAGCTGTTTGCTTGGTTGGATTCACGAAAGCATCCATGGCTTCTTGTTGTTGTGGTGGTGGGGGGCGGTGCACTTGCTGTTGTGGTGGACGACGCACAGGCTGAGGACGCGAAGCTGAAATCTCAATTTCATCCATCAGGGCCTGTTCATCGGCGTCAAGTTTCATCACAGTGGCACTCCCACGATCTAAGACAATTTCTTCAGCCATCTACTCTCTAATAGGAAACTATTCAATAACCTTTAACGCACTTTAGAAAAAATATATATGTACATTATAAATGCTCAACCTTAACCGTGCTAACCGAAATGCCATCATGTCCATTGTTGCCTTGATCGCTCTGATCTTTGTGCTCGGTATGTTGAAAAACACCAGCAAGTACCAACCCAGACCAATCACCATTAAGGCGATCAACGAGGAGTCTATCTTTGACTTGGAACACCGTCTTGAATGCGCCCCCGGTCACACCAGCGAGGGGAGCACCTACACGAAGAGTCTCACACCAGGTGGTGTCTGTGGCTCTGAAAAGCTCGTCGCGGAACAAGCGGGCTATGAGATTGAGGACGGAATCGGTGGATCTTTAATCTAAGCTAATACTAAATGGCTTTGGTTACCTCGCCCCAGACTATTCCAGATCTTGACTATGAGTATCACACCATAACCGTTGACACGATTGGACAAGACAGTGCGAACACTTTTACTTGCCACCTTCAGCAACCCCTAAAAAATGTGGTTCAGGCGAGACTCCTTGCGGCTCACATTCATTCAACCGATGCGACCGAACATTGCTATGTCTCAGTTGAAGAATTGGATTCCATTTTCAATGACAGAGCTTCAAATGTTTTGACTGGTCAGGGACACTTGAGTATGCTCCGAAGTTCTTTTGCGAGTCTCATAAGTGAAAGCACTACACACGGTGGAAGTAATTCACTCATCACTTTCAAAGACAACTATCCAATCGTGACACAATATATCAACCCAATCAGGCGTATTGATCGCCTCGCTGTGACCATCAGAGATCAAGATGGTAATACAATTAAAAATTCCACAGATGCAGGTGAAAACTTCTTAGTTTTTAGATTTGTGTGTAGAAAACCAAACTTGTAATTTTCTCCCTTTAAAGTAGTAATAACATGTCTTCGGGTATTGTTCAACTTGTAGCAATTGGTGCTCAGGATGAGTACATTATGGGCAACCCAGAGATATCGTTTTTTAGTTCAACCTTTAAACGACACTCTAATTTTTCACAATCCGTTGAAAAGCAAACTATACGCGGAGATGTGAAAAATAATTCAATGTCAAGTGTTCAAATTGAGAAATCGGGTGATATGCTCGGATATATCTATTTGACGATCGATGATACAACAGAAGCTAAAGATACCTCGCGATGGGATTTACTCATTGATAAAATTGAGTTGCTCATTGGTGGTTCTGTGATTGATACACAAGATTCAGTGTTTACAGAAAAGATTGCGATTGATACATTTGCACAAAATGTTTCACGAAGTGCTATCGGTACACACCCAGGTGTCCATGCGCGTTCCTATTTTTATCCCCTTCGTTTCTTCTTTTGTGAAGGACCACAGTGTGCACTCCCACTCGTTGCGCTCAACTATCATAATGTGGAGTTACGCATTCACTGGGGTTCCCAAGCAGCAAACTACAATTTTGAAATGTATGCCAACTACTACTATCTTGACAATGAAGAACGTGGCAATATTGCGACGCGTACACACGACCTTCTCATCACCCAGGTGCAGAAAAATATTCCAAGTGGTGAAACTGTTCAAGATCTCATCTTTAACCACCCAGTGAAGTACTTGGCATCTTCAGACACCACAACAGATGGCGCTCTCACATCACCAACAAACAAAGTCAAGTTGAGTATAAATGGTGTTGAACTTGGAAACTACCGATGGGGTAAGCCACACTATATTGATGTGATGAACTATTATCACACAAACTTTGTGACTTCTCCAGACTTTTTCCTTTATTGTTTTTGTCTCATGACAAGTTCTCTCCAACCAACGGGGACCCTCAATTTCAGTCGCATTGAGTCAGCCAAGATTATGAGTGAGGGGACAGTCATAAATGACCCAATTTACGCCGTCAACTACAACATACTTCGTATACAAAATGGGATGGCTGGTCTTCTTTACGCAAATTAATTTGCCTCCCTATATTAAATGGTTAAGAATATACCTGCTATAGAAAGATCTACGGAGATCAGGTTTGGTAAGCATGTACCCGACTCAACGGATCAGGCGGATAATACCATTGTCTTCAACGCAAGTAATGTCTTGGTTCCAACCCCACACAGTAATGCGGTGTATTTGTCACCTATCAGGAACCGGTCCGATTTTTCAGCCCCCGAAGTTGTACTTTTGATGTATGATCGCAACACCAAGGAGATTACAGAATCTGGAGAATCCGCGAATGCCCTTGTCGGTGGCGTGACGTTCGCCCTTACGGTAGATCGCGCAAATGTGACATCAAATACCGTTCAATTTACAGGTGGGGGTCACGATGACAATAAT